GTAAGTGTATCGTAGTGCGGTGGGATTTAGACGTATTGATTTTCTAAAGCTCTTACCGATAAACGATTTATATCTATCAATCTCTTTATCAATTTTAACTTTGGTGCGTGAGCCTTAAAACGATTCAATCTAATTTTAAATCTTTCCTTCGCTTCATCCGGCACAACTAATCTCATACGTCTTAACTTTAAACCACACGCTGATCGTAACATCAGCATTTGCGAAACATAAAGCGTCACTGCGTCCAACTCAGTCTTTGTTAATTGATGTGGGTGTCTCATATATTTCGTAACCATTTCGTTTGTTGCTACTTCTAACGACATCGAAAATTCGTCACCGACTATACCTTTCTTGAGCAACCTCAACGCATCAAAACGAACTTTCTCTGACGTAACGTACTCCGCGAGTTCTTGAGCAACTTTATCTTCTATATTCATTAATGTAAACAACGTAGTCAAATCCGTCGAGGTATGACTAACACCGATCTTCTCTAGTATATTAATAATTGAGTTTGCTGTTATAAACCCTCTCATAACAACATCTTTGCGTAATATCGTGTCAATTTTGTCTATGTATGACATCCGAATACGATTACTCATGCGTTGCCCTATCGCGCTTTTCTGCAAATAAAACTCTGGTGACAAATTTACATCTGGGAACATGTTTGGAGCTTGTATTACCTCTTCATCAAATCTGACTTCAAACATTTTAACATAATTTGTAGTTATATACCCTTGTTCATCAACTAATGTGATTCCCACACTATCTTTTTTCCATTTATTAAAATTAACTTGATATTCCAACTCATACCCCGCAACCAACAACGTTCGCGCAGTCGCTTCCTTTAATAAAGCTGAATGCATCATAGTTTGCGATATTCTCTGAGGAGCGAAATCACCTAATGGTAGTTTCTCAACTTCTGCTAATATTCTTGGATCATTTAAAGCATATCGTACCGTTGGTCGCGCCATTTTATTAAAGAAGCTCATTTTTGTGTCGGACCCTATCTGCCGTTTATCTGCCTGCGTTTCATTCCACAATGGAGGCAACTTCCCAGCTATCATGCCGATCTTTTTCATTGTCGGAGCTAAAGTCTCAATCATCATCGAATCTACAAACACATCTTCCGTCATCACAACGTTTAATGCCGCAAAGTGCGCTCCATATCCATTCCAACTTAAAGGCACGAATAATGATAATGGATTTCTCATCATAACTAACGTATACCCATCTTCTTTATCCGAATCAAATTTACGATCTCGCATCCTTCCATCTTCAATCACTGTTCGCTTCATCTTCCATGCACCGACAAATGTTGACTTTAACATTAAAATCATTACAGCTAATTTATGTGAGAATCCTCTACTCACCTTTGTAACCATTGTGTGCACCTGAGATCGTACATATCCTTGCGCATCTTCTATATCTTTCCTTCTTTCTGAGGATATTAGCATCATTCGATCTTGTGGTATATAAATTCCCTGCTTTGCGTGAGTTTGCGTTTTCTCAACTGAAAATGGAGTTATCATTGTTTTTGACTCTGACGCCTCATGTCCACATTTTTCAACAACTCCGAAAATTGTTTCAATAATTCCATCAATCTTTTTTGCATCATGTGTGAATAACCTCGTTAAAAGCAGAGTATCATCACCTACATATTGTTCTGAAAGAAATTTAATATCGTCACCATATTTAGACTTAACTTCCTCTTGTATTATCATCCCAATCGCTTTATTATGCATTGAATTCGCGATAAGCGTTGAATTCTCGCCTGATAAGTGCGTATCAATCTTTGCTAAATCGCTTCCATCAGTTGGCGACACTAAAACTAAATCTTCTCCTGTAACATCTGCTTTTGCCAGCTTTTCTGCCACAGACACGCTAGTGACTGGTTTAACTCCAATTGGCGGTCGAAATGAACCTTGTATCTTTTCATCTTCACTTAACATTATGTAATCTGATGCTTTGACGCGATAAACACGTCTCTTCCCATTCCATAACGTATTTGCTATTCGCCCTTCACCATACCCAAAATCAACTAATTGTTCAAGTGTATATCCTTCGTACCGCAAGTGTGTATAACGTTTCAAAGCTTGTTTAATCCCTAAAAGCATGCCGCTTCTAAAGTTATACCGTGTTAGATGCGTATCATATTCACTATAATCAATTGCAATTGTCATAATTTCTGGATCACATGAATTTCGGAAACAGTCCGCAGCATCAATTACTCTTGATCCAGTAGCCTCGAGATCGCCAACAATTATCTTCCCTCCCAACTTTTTATGATCCGGCGTCGTCGGCCCTCCAACTCTAGCAAAATATTCATTTAAAGGTAAAGTTACTACTAATTGTGGAACCAGTACTGACAGATTAATTGAAAAAATTGTACGAGTTGATTTAATAGGTACATCTCTCGATCCTTTTGTTTGATAAAATTCTGTAGTATTATATCTCCGCATTAATTCTGTCTCTGTAAATATCGTGTGCCCCATCGTAAATATGACCAACGCTTTAATTCGCGAAGTTACTTCTACTAATTCCACCTTCCTATCCATCTTAGGTCCGAATCTTTTCCGAACTTGAACTTTAGTTGCAAAACCAGAGCTAGTATTGCGCGCTAATCGCAACATCGAGGTATACAAATCTTCTGGATAAACAATTTCCTCACCAAAGTCGCGCGCTTCTTCGTATGCCTGAATGAAATTATTTGCCGTGTAAGTTGAAACTCGTTCAATAAAATTATCTTTACTTGGCTTCATGATTTTTTCAAAATCTGTTGATTCATTCTTAACCCAAGCTCGCCCGTACCCTGACATAGTTTGTATGGACAGTAATAAAGATGCCAACATATAATTCGTCTGTTTAGAAGGGTTAAACGGTATCTGATATGTTACCCTTAACATCTTCTTAAAGACGCGTAATTCATAATCATGATGCCCCAACTCTTGTGAATACGCTACCGCTTCATCAACCTTCTCCATGTTTTGTTTTAAGCTTTGTCTGTAGAACCGACACTGTTTATACATATTGGTATATTTGTTTTTCCTTGTTTGATACCTATCATAAAATACCTCTTTACTGTTTCTGTCATCACCAGCATCGCTATGTAAAATAACGATTTCGTCCGCACCGACGCCCCACATCTTAACAAACCAAGAATATGGCGAACGTAACATATTGTTTATCTTCTTTGGGTGTGGTAAACATATATAGAAAAACTCTTGTATAATTTCAATCGGATCTATTTTTTCATTTCCAAATTCTAAGTACGAGATCGACTCTTCTTCCATTCTCATTTTAATATTAAATTCCAAAATTGCTTCCATACAACACATTTCAAATAACAATGGAGTGGTATAACATGGGTTAAAGCCATCTATTCTTGATAAATCTCGAAATCCTTGATGAAATGGTTCTCCGTACTTCGTCAAAAAAGCCTTGATAGTTCGAATTCCCGCTGGTTCATGATTTAGCTCTGTCGATAATTCTAATAAAAACAAGACCCAAATCTTAATTGGTAAATCACCAAAAATTTGCATTTCATTTTTCGCACGCATAGCGATAAATGTTTCGACATTATGAGCATAATCCCCACACACCTTATAATTACGTAAAAATTCTTCTTCAGGATCAATTTTTATCGGATCAACAAACGAACTAATATAGATTTCCAAACCTTTATCATTAATTAATGGTTTAAATCTAATTTCATTCCATTCTGTATCATCTAAAACTTGAACACCATATAATTCATGCTTTTTCGTTCTTATCTTTGATTTTATCTCATCAATGCTCTCCTTATATTTAATGCCATGCTTCATCCTGATTTCTCGTATATTTCCTGAAAACTTATATACCATATTAACTCCATCTGTTTCATCATAATTAATCCCTGGATACAACCTTTCAACAACACGTCGAATCACCGTTGCACCTTGTGCGACTACAGCCATTACGATTTTAC